TGTTTAGATTAAATTTTGTATTTTGGGTATTTAAAGTAGTTAAATCTCCAGCAGCTACATTAGACTCAACACCCCCACCAGTTAAATATCTTATAGTTAAAGTAGTACTTGATGGTGAAATACCATAAGTATTAGTATATAAAAAATTAGAAGGGGAATATGATGTTGTAAGTTTATCTTGTTCAAATGGTAAACCTATACCTACGTTATTTGGATTTGGTGTTATAGTTTCATCTATATCATTTGGATTACCTGCTCCAAATTGTATTTGTAAATTATCTTCTGAGGTTAAACGGGTTGCAAAACGTCTTTGTATTTTTTTAAGTTGTAATAAATAAGGTACTTCACCTTCATCAGCTACATTATTTGGATCATTTAAATTAGTATTTTTTATACTATCATATACCATTTCTTGACCTAAATAATCTACTTCATACCAAGTATTACCATCGCTATCAACTATATCTAATACTCCTATTATATTATTAGCTTCTATATCTATAGTTTGAAAAGGTTCAGGAGAGCCAAATGATACTTCTTGAGTTTGGATGGTAGCAGAGATTGCTTTTCTTGTTTTTTTAAGTAAATAAAATTGTGGTGTACTCCCATCTATGCTATATATTTTTACTTCTGTTGGATCTATTGAACTTGAGTAAGTGAAATCACATTGGTCCTCCATTAAAAAATTAATATTTTTTGATAAAGTTGATGCTACTGTACTATTAGGTCCTATGGTTAAGGCATAATCGTAATCTGGGAAGTATTGTGAGCCTACTAATTTTGAAGGGACTTGTTGGTATAATTCTAATTCAACTTGGGCAGCGCTTGTTGCTTTTGGTTTATAACCAAACATATAAGCTAATTCATATAAATTGTTTGTTTGTCTTGCCAGTTGAGTAAAATTCTCTTGAATTTGATTATCTAAATAAAAAGACATTACATCACCTACATAAGCAGCTTGTTCCATAAACATCATTCCAGGTGATGTAGGAGAAAAATCATTATAGGTATTTGGAAAATAAGTTTGAGAAAACTCTATTAGCTTAGCCCTAATGTCTGAAAAGTCTCTATTTAAATATTTTACGTCTCTATCTACTGTGGCCATTATGTAAAGTTTAATTGTAATGTATCATTTATATTAGTGTTATTTACACTATAAGTTAATGATACTGTTATGGAATTATTATCTTCTTGTTTTAATATTTCTAAATTATTAATATTAATAGAAGGGAAAAATTTACCTAAATCATTTTCAATTCCTTTTTCTAAATAATCTAGATTATCTATTGCAATTTGTTCAAAAATAAATGCTCTTAAACCACCCCCAAATGTTGGATTTAATGGCCTTTCTCCAGGATTAGTTAGAAAATAGTTTATTAAATTATTTTTAATAGCCGCAGCGGTTGTAAAATTTGGTTTGAAAACTCCAGGTGCTGAGAAGGGGAGATCAACCCCTACAGCAGCGCTTTTATTAAAATCAATTGGTGATATTTGTTGTGTTCCGAAAGACATTATTTATTTGTCATTAAACCCATTATTTGATCCATGCCTAATTCTCCTGCTGGTAGCTGACCATTTGGGGAAGTTGTATCTATAGTTCCTTTAGGATTAAAAGTTTGGGCATGACTACTATTTAAATTTAAAGCGGTTTCTCCTAATACATCCATATATGCTTTTTTCTTATCTATTAAAGAATGTTTTGGTGGAGTTTGTATAACGGGTGCTTGTGTTGTTGATGTTATTGCTTTATTTTCTTGTAAAGGAGTTTGTTTAGGTGCTCTTACAGCCTCTAATAAAACTTCCTTTAATTCTTCTTGGATAGCTTCTTTAACAGCTTCCTTGATTAACTTTTTTAATAACGTGGTTTTCATGTTGTGTTTTTTATAAATATTATACTAGTCTGCTTTTAAATCATTTTGTTGAATATAAAATACTAACTCATCAATTAAAATTTGATCATTTGATGAAAATGATGGTTCTCCTTGTAACATTATAACTCCTGCTTTATTTTGAGCTATTGCTCTTCTTCTTCTTAAACCATTAATGGTTACATTATCTACATTTATTACTGACATTTTAAAACCATTTACATTAGTAACTACAGGAGATAGCTGGTTTGATTGTTGTTGGGTAGATGATAATAATTCATTTGATACTTGAGTTTGTGTTATATTAGAATTGCCCATTTCCTCAGCACAGCTTTGAATTAAAGCATCTAATACATTAAGCAAAGTTAAGATCTTTTTTAATTCTTCTATTATTATACGTAATTGAATAGATCCTCTAACTTGTTGTTCTTGTAGTACATCCTTTAAATCTTCAAATTTTTCAATTATATCTTTTATTGTTAATATAGGACCAACAGGGTTAGGAGTTGCTACAGTAGATGGAATATTAGCTTGAACTGAGTATGCTATTTTGGCTGCTGTGATAGCAGTTTCTGCTACTGGGATTGTGGCTTCAGGAATTTTTAAGAAAGAATTTATTGAATTTATACTTTTATATAAATTATTAATTTGTTTTGTTAGTTGGTTTTTCTTTTTAATTACTTTATTTAAAGCGCCTATATTAGGAGGGCACATTTTAGGGTATAAGTCAACATTAGTAATCAGTTCTTCATTAATTTTAGAGATACCAAATAATGCTATTTGGTTTAGAATAGCAGGAATAAGTCTATTTTGTAGGGTTTTTAGGAGTTTTTTTAAAAGTTTTGGAATAAATTTTTCTTTTTTCTTTATTATTTGTTTTTGTTCTACTGTTACTTGTTTTTGTTTTACTATTTCTTTTTTAACATCAACAGGAATTAATCTTATTTTTCCTAAATGTTTTATTAATTGACCATCACCTGAGACTGCTGGTACTTCCGCAGGTTCATATCCTTCAGCCGTTACTGTTATGTTGAAGGGTTTATACTTCATAGTAGTATCATAAATATAATTAGTTGGGTTATTAAATAATTTACCATATGTTTTGAAAAAAGTTATAGGCATTTGATCATGTTTTATTTTAACTCGATCTGAGAACCCTGCATTTTCCATTGCTACTAGATTATCATAAAGATATTTATTTTTACCACCATCATTTTTTTCATAATAAGACCAATTGCTACTATTTGATATCATTTTGGTATTTCTTTCATCTAAACGAATAGGATAATTAATTTCTGATCCGTTTACTAGTTGGCTAGCTCCTTGTGGGAATGTTGATGGGTCAATTAAACCTATAAAATCAAAATCACCATCTAAATAAGGCCATATTATTAATCCTCCTCCTGAGAATGCTATTATATTTCTAATAGGATTTCTTTGGATAAGCATATCAAACTCATGATATTCATTATAATTTATAAATTCAACACCATTAGTTTCTAATTCTGCTTTTTCCCATTGATCTCTCATAAATTCTTTAAAAGCATATTTAGGGTGTATACTACTTCCTTGGACTCTTATCCCACCAACAACAACAGTATGAAAATGGTCAATAGATCCAGTATTAATGGTTTTAGTGTCAATATAAATTTTATCTGATTCATTAAATATAATATCTAAATTAAATTCTCCACCTTGATATTGGGTTGTTCCAATGTTAGGATCATAATTTTCAGAGGTATTATCTGTATAAGTATTATCTGATGATGGTATTGATGGTGCTTTAGATGTAGCTGTGGAGAAAAATGGGTTATCTGAACCGCTTGGGAAAGCTATTGGGGAATTTATTGTTGCCCCTGCTATATATTGTCCAGTTACTTTATCAAAAATACTACCATAAAATTTAATACCTGATTCCTCTTTTTTAGCATCAATTATAACAGTATCTAACTCAAGATCTGATAATATGGTTGTACCAAGGTCAATATTTTTACCATATGGGTATTGATATGGGTCTGATTTGTTCCCAGGTTTATCAAATGTTTGATTCAGTGGTGGTTTAAAGATTGTATCGTCTATTTTAAAATACACAATACGAGTTTTATATCCTACAAATGAAAACTGAGCTGCATAAAATCCCGGGGGGAGTTGAGTAGTAGTAGTATAAATTGAATATTGTGATGCTAGATCCAATGTACCTACAACAGCACCAATTTTAGAATTCCCATTACTTTTTGTTAATGGAGTTAAGGTTGTAGCATCAAGTATAATCACATTAGCATAATCTACAGCTTCATTATTTATTTGATCTATTACTTCACCAGATATTAATATTTTTTTCTCCATTATTTAGTTTTTATAATTTTAGATTTAAAACTTTCTAATTGTGGTCTAAAATCATTATCTATAATATTTTGAAGAGCTAATGATGTAGTCATAACATTAACATTAGGTGAAGCTACACCATTAGGCCAATTTTCTTCTTTTGTTAGTTCTTCACAAAGATTAGACATGGCCTCCATTATTTGATCTAATTGATATAAAAAAGTATTTCCTAATATTAAAGGTTCAGTAGCATCATAACTTCCTAATTTAACATTTGATGATTCAATTACTACTTTATTAGTATCAAAATTAATACATTCATTTGAAGATAGAGATATGGATCTTTTAGCATTTAATAATATACTATCATGTCTAGCATTAAGAATTAATCTATCAGATCTTATTATAATTTGGGGACCCCCAGCGTATAACTCTGGTGCTATTGGGGCTGATGAATTTGAAAAAGATTCTACTTGTTTCTCCCAGGATCTATTGTTAAATTTAAGTGGAATTTGTTGGTTTGAGGTCATATAAATTGATGATAAATCAAAATTTATATTTTCATCTATTGGGGTCCATGGTTTATTTGGAAGTTTTGAATTAAGTATAGGTTGACCATTTCTTAAAATTAAAATAGGATCTCCTGTTTTTGCTTTGTAATCAACACCAAAGGTTTTTGATGTTCCTTTATATTTAGACCAATGGTTTGCACTATCATTATTTTTTGGGTTTATATTAGTACTACCAAATCTTATACTATTTCCAAATCTACCTTGTTGTATAACATCTCCATCATAGGGTTTTAATGGGTGAATGTTATCTCTTTCTTTAAATGTACCCTGCTCACCTGGTATTTTATCATAATTTGTTTGAGTGTTTAGTTTTATAGGGTTAGTATTGAAAACATCCTTATATGACTTTTGTTCAGATAAAGGTATATTCCCATTTGTTTTTTCAGGGGAAGGGTAAAAATTGACATGAGGATTATTCCATATATTTATAGAATTTAAATAATATAGTTTTTCATTTGCTTGTTGTGTTCCTATATTTTCTGATGGTAAGAAAAAACATAATACTATTTCATCTATTAAAGGATAGGTATGATTGTTTGTAAAAAAAGGATAAGCAGTTTGGGTTGTATTTGTTAAATTTTGAACAGATTGAATTTCAATACTCCCTAAATTTCCATCATCTGTTTGATTAAGGTGTACTTTTGTAACTCTACCTGTTATAATATTTCCTGTAAAATCTGATAGAGATGTATCTGTTTGATGGTTAAATCCAAATTGCCTAATCATCTTTATCTTCTTTTTTAGGTGGTAGGTTTAGTTTATTTATTTCTTGGAGTAACTGTTCCTTTTCCTCTTCAGAAATACCAAAACCATTATCTTCATTACCTTCATTTGCAAATATACGTTGAAAAATAGTGGCAACTTTAATAAGTGCCTCATCATTTTTAATACCTAATTCCATATATTCTTTAATAAGTGGTACAATCATTGTAGCATCACCTATATCACTAATTAAGGGTTTTAATTCATTAATTAAAGCACTAATTTGGTTTTCTTTTTTCTTTTGATTATCATATATCTCTTTTAAGAGATCAGAGTAGGATTTTTTCCCAAATACTTTTTTATCTAAATGACTCATATTTATTAGATTTTTATGGGTATAAATATGAAGAATTATTCTTCTTGAAATTCAATATAACCCGTATTTAAGAAAAATATATAATTATCTTTAAATAAATCATATAATTTACCTGCTATTTTGGTAATCTTTGGGGTTTTCACTTCTAAACCGTTAGTAGCCATTATTTCTCTGATGTAGATATAAAGTGCTTTTTTATTAAATATTTCTATACTTTCTCTTTTTCTAAATAGTTCTAATATTGCATCTGCTATTTGGGCATCATTCCCTTTTGGAAAAAATTTATCAAAATTATCTTCAACATATTTAATATATCTATCCATAAAATAGGATAATTTTTCAATTCCTTTATCATCTTCTAGATTATAAGAATATTTTTCATCTTTGTATAAATCTTCAACTGGGGCTTTATCTATCCTTTTTTTGTAATTTTTAGTATTATATAATATAAGCCAACGTTTTACTATAGTACCAAAATAAGAATAAGCTTTAGCCCCCCTACTAGGATCAAATAAATGAATCTTTTTTAATAAAAATGTTATTATTTCATGTTGGAGATGTTCAATTTTATCTACTTCTGTGTAGTAAAATTTAAAGGTATGGATTATATTTTCTGTTAGTTTAAAAAATGGATAGTGGATTTCATCTCCATATATTTTACTTCTTAATTCAGGATCATTACTAGCATTATATCTAACAATAGCATCTTCAGTATCTTGAGTAAAGTAGTTTTTACTCTTAGGTCTTCTTTTTTTGACTACCTTCTTTTTCTCTTTTTTTTCACTCACGACTACTTGATTCTTTTTAACTTAAAATCATTAAGGATATCTTGAATTTGTTGTACTGAAGTAAAAAATTGTCCTACTTCATCATCTGATTTGAATGTTCCTGCTCTATCTATTTCTTTAAGTTTTTTATCTGATACTTCAATAGTACGAGATAACCGGTCTAAATAATTTAGATATTCCATAAGAATATCTTCCTGCTTCTCATTTTTTTTAAGAAGATTAATTGTTGTAAATAAAAAAATTACAGATAAAACTGATAATACTGATATTATTACTATTTCAATCATAGACTATTTAACATATTCTTTAAACCTTCACTCTTAATAGAACCAAGAGCTTTTGATTTGATGTTTGTTTTTGTTTTTGTTTTTTCTACTTCCTTTTTTCCAAATTTAGGTAACCATTCTTTTTCAAATTCAATTCTAGCAGCCATTAGGTCTGCTTGATGAATTATATAAATTAAAGAAGTTCTTGGTTTTAATTCTGGCATAAAGGCTTTTAAATAAGGTTCATTAGCAGGATCATATAACCCATCATGTAATCTTATTGCTAACCATTCATTTTTGGTTAATTTAATATCATTATCTACTAGAAGTTTTATACTACGTTCTGGGACTGACATAAAAGGTAATGCATCATTAAATTTATACATTTCACCTAAATTCTTTTTTCTCCATTCATCCTGAGATGGTATGTGAGCGTAATTATCTTCATCTCCTAATTTTCCCAAATCATGATTTAAAGCTGAAAAAACAAGTTCTTCAACTGTATAATTTTCTTCTACTCCAAACATTAACCAGGTTTTATTAAATTCTAAAGCAGCTTCAATTACACGATTAACATGATCTACATAACCACCTGGGAATGAATTATGATATGCTTTTTTATGAGAAGCAGGCATTAACATGATTTCTTCTTCATGCTTCTTGTAAAACTCAATTAATTTTTCTCTACGAGTATCTGAGATGTAGGTGTTAATATAACCTAACATTTTTTCCCAATTAGACTGTATTTGTTCTGCTGTTAATTTCATATTAATTATTTTCCCTATCTACAATGTCTCTTAGATCTTGAATTATTTCAACAATTTCTCTTTGAACAGCGTTAATAGTTTCCCTATTTCCACCTCTATGAATTTCCATATCTAATTTCTTAAATTTACCATCTAATGTCTGTAGACGACGTTGCATTAACTTTTTATTTCTCATATCAAATTTTATTAATAAAAAACAGTGAGAGTATCATACCCCCTTATATTCAACCGAGTCACATTTCTCGTTTCTCGTTTTTGTTTTTATTATCGTTTCGAGTTTATTAGTTCTTCTTTAAACCCGTATCCATAATATAACATCTTAGTTCTTGGGGGCCAAATTATCTTCTAGAAAGGTTATAATTTTTTGAATAAAGGCGCACTTTTCATATTCTTCTATGGATTCAAAGAAATTTAATGTTGTAGATAGTGCATCTCCTAGTTTTTCATGGTCTTGTATTCTTATACAATCACGCCACATTTCTTTATCCAGGTTAGTTAATTTTAAATAATCCCAACCTCTATAAAAAGCCATATGTTGTCCTGCTTCTTCCAAATCACCAAAATCCCCTATTTCAGGATCTGATTCTTTAAATAGCTTAATCAATTTCTTTTGAAATGCCATATGGTTTAAAACTACTTTTTGAAACATTTTTAAATGATAAGTAGGAGTAGTCCTGAATTCATCAAATCCAATAATACCCTTTATCTCTTCTTTTGAAGGTTCAGGGTAATTTTCATTTGAGTCATCACTACCAAACATACCAAATATTTTATCAATGTCTATCATTAATTATAAATATGTAAAAAAAATTTTGGGGAGGCAAATTTAGTTTAAATTGAATTTTCTTAAAGTATAAAACTTACTTCTATCTTCTAAATCATTTTCTTCCAAATCAATTAGAACATCCTTAAGAGATTGTGTATAACCTCGCATATAGAATATTTCACTCATTGAATAACTATCAGCATTCTCTTCAATTTCTTTAGTATTATATTTAATTGCCTGTTTTAAAATATCAATATATGCGTCCATAGTTAATGTCTATGGTTATAAATATTAAATCGGCGTTTTAAATTGGTTAAAAAACGTTTTTATACCAAGAAAAAAGCCCCATATTTGGGGCTAATTTATAATTTAATTTTAATACTAAACTGTATATTCTAAAGCTAATTCAAATAATTCTTTATTAACTTTTTGATCTTGTCTAAAGTTTTTAATTTGTCTAGCTTTTCTAACTTTCCCACCTGCAATATAAGTGAAATCACCATCAATAACTTTTTCTTGAACTACATTAAAAATTGACCATAAATCTTTTCCACTATCTTCAACTCTAACTGGTGTTAAAATATCTTTAATATCAATTTTAATCCTTTTCATTTCTTTTTCATTGAAACGAGTTGTTAAAGCTTTTTTAGCAAACTCAACTGCTTTTTCTTCATTCAACTCAGTTTCCTGCATTTTATTCATTGACTCAACAGTTAATGGTAATTTTTCAACCATATCTTTAATTTTAACTTGTAACTCTTCAAATGAATAACCCATATGTCTCATTTTAACATCTTCAAATTGTGTATCTGAAACTACTAATCCATTTTCACAAATCATTCTAAACAAACCTGCTGTAAATGTAAATGCATTTTTCCCATCATGGCTATTTGTTAATAATACTTGTGGGAAAACTGTGTCTCCATCTTTACCATTAATAACAACATCTGGGTTTCTAAATACTACTAAATGTTTTTGATAACCTTTTGTACTATTTTTTCTAGCTTTAACAGCTTTTGCATCAACAACTTTCCAACCTAATGTTGCCATATCATTTATAACTTTACTAGTTGGAATGTGAGTGTAATGTTTTGATACTTCATCTGATGCTTTTTCAGCAAAAATAACTGGGCATACTTCTTTTAATTCTTTTTCATTTAAAAATTCACTTTTTTCAAAATCTAACATAACTTTTATTTATTTTTTTTAATTATTAGTTAAGTATTTCTTAACTCTTACCTCATAAATATAACGTCTATTCTACCGGAAGCCAAGCACCTGTACAGGAAGGGTTAAGGGAGGTTACTTAGATATGTCTTTTTTAGTGTTAGTGACATCATCATTAATCGAGTTTAAACAATGATTATCATCGATTAAATCTAAAATCCAACGTAATAAATCACCTGCTAGAGATAGTGTTTTATCTCGTTGATTTTTACCTAGTACTGATGAAATAGTCTCCTTAGGATTACCAAATTTATAACCTCCATTTGTAATAAAAATTGCATTAAATAAATCTGCTCCCACAACATTGGCAAATACATCTATTTCCCTAGCACTTCTAAAAAACCAAACTTTTAATTCTCTTTTATTTCCTGTTAATAGATACTTTATCATATAGAAAATTACTACTACAGGTAAAAACAAGTAAAGTAATATAATAGCTATAGATAGGATAATAAATTCTCTCATTAATTTCTTGGAGGATTTTTTAAATTCTTAATAAAAAAAATAATGATAAGGGGCCAAAGTAAAATCCCAACAATAATATCAAAAATTTCAAACTCAACTTTATTTTCTTCAAATGGGAATTTATAAGTCAAATGTTGAATTAAAAACATTAAAAAACATCCAATTCCAAGATATAAAGTTAAATAAAAAATCATCTATTTTGGTATATTTTTTCAATATCACCATTATCCCAAATTTCTATTATAATTCCTTGGTATGAACTATTAACAGTTTGTCCCATTAAATTAGTTCTTTTAACTATTTCTTTTCTTTCTTCTTTAACAGTAATAGCTATAGGGTGAAATGTTTTTATTTCCCCATCAAAATCAGTTTGGGATAATCTATAATAAGAAACTCCTCTTAAAGCATTGTCATCAATTAATGAATAAGACATTTGGATATTAGAATTTCCTAATCCTGTGATTGTTTCTAAAGTTTCCCATTCTTGCATATCTCTACTTCTTTCTATTGTAAAATAGTCATTATTAACTTGAGAAGCAACAACCCATTCTAATAATACTATGGGTTCCATTTCTAATAATACTTCCCCTTCAAATGAAATCAAATCAATAGGTAAAGCATTACCTTCACTACCTGATCCAAATCCAAATGGACTGAACGATGTAGCTGTAGCTGTTAATCTACCACTTGAATTAGAAGCACTTCCACTACCACCAGCACCAGAAATAGTAGCAGACATATCTTCCCATTCACTTGTTCCTGAATTATAATGGGCTAATTTTAAATCAACAGGGGCATCAACAGCATAACCTTGATCCCAATCAAAAGCTAATTCAGCATTAACACTATTTGCTCTATTAATATCCCAATAATATTGAGAGACATGATGCAAACCAGATCCCATTGTTGTATTAGCATGGGCAGCGTTATAATATTTTACTGTGTATGTTTCGCTACTTGAAGATGAAGGTGTAATAATAACAGGTCTATAATTTGTTCCATCCCCAACTGGAAAGGTTTTTGATGAAGTAGAATTTGTTTTAATAGCTAAATTACCTAATACCATAGATGATGAACTTCCACCTGATATTGTTCCATCTGTAGTTACTGTTATAGTATTAGTATTTGTATTGATATCTCCATTTGTTAAAGTTAAAGTTCCTACAATTTCTAAATTTGAACTTAAGGAAATGCCTGAGGAATTATTTATTACTATATCCTTAAATAAACCACCTGAGGCAGTTCCACTAATATTAATCTCCCAATCTAATAAATCTCCTATATCTCCACTATAATCATCAGTAATTCTTAATTTCCAATTTCCATTTGCTGTTCCTGTTAAATTTGAAAACGCAACTTCAGGAGTATAATTCCCTGTAAATGGTGCTGAACCTGAAGTAATAGCTGTACCTACACCAGATGTAAAAACCGTATTAGTATAATTATTCCCACCACTACCATTATCTGAGCTTAAATTAATAGATGAACCATTAGGAGCATATAAAGTAATATCCAAATCAGCAGTATAAGTATGAGTAATATTTAATGTAATACTAGTAAGATCACTAGCATTTGCACTTGAACTTATTGCAATGGTAGATTCAACATAGCTTTGATCTGGAATTGAGTAGTCTGTTGTATTAGATTCTATAGTAGAGACAGTAGAACCTGAATGTGTTATTAATTGGGAACTTGAACCTGATAATGTAACATCACAATTAACATCTGATAAATCCAAACCATCAGTAGAACCTATAGTTATAGCTCCTTTTGAGATTAAATCACTAGACCCCATATCAAGTTTACAAGTTGAAGTTGCTGCTGTGGTTAAATCCCCATTAACAGTTAAATTACCTCCCGCAGTTTTTGTTCCTGCTACTGATATTGATAAGTTATTATATGTGTCTGAAATAACAGTTTGTGTTCCACCATCATACTCTACGGTTCCATCACTAGTACTTAAATCCCCTAAATAATTAATCCCACCTGCAAGGGTTAACCTTCCATTAACCCCAAAATTAATATCAGCATTAGGAAATGTTGGTGGGTCTACAGTAGCATCAAAATTTCCATTTGCATCAAATATTCCACCAATAGTTAAAACTCTATTAGAACCTAAAGTAGTTGTACCACCAACCTCAATTTCTCCATTATCTCCAATAGTGGCAGTTCCAATCCCAGCAGTACCTGTAATATCTAATTTCCCATCAAGAACATTAAGTATTCCAGATGAAGCATCTAAATTCCCTGTTACATTAACAGTTCCACTAATTATAGTAAAATCTGCACCCGAATTAATAGTTAAATTATTACAACTACCACCATTACTAATATTACATGGTACACCTGCAGGGATAACACAACTAGTACCAGAAGTAGGTACTGCATTAGTACTCCAATTTGAAGCAGTATTCCAATTATCATCTCCTCCAGACCCATTCCAGGTTGAAATTCCTGTTGCCGTAACAACAACTTCATCTATTGCATTATCACATTGCCATACTGCTCCTGATGCAGGGGTTATTGATTCAAATGCTAACTGTACATAAGAATAACCTATATAATCTGCTAAATCTACTGTTGTTTGTTGCCAACCATTATGTGAAGTTGTAACAGTCCAAGGATAACTCCATGTACCCCCTGACCCAGAATTTCCTTTATATATTTTAAGTCTTAATGTACCTGGACCATGCCCTGAAGCAGCATATATGTGATAATAAAATACTACACTAGCAGATGTTTTATTTGATAAGTCATAAGTACAAAATAATCTTGCTGTTTGATTTGTGCTTATAGGACTTGAAGTCTCAGTATAAACATACCCAGTTGTTCCATTTGCACCATATGGTGAAGCTTGAGGACCTGTACCACTTGAATTGGTTCCACTTGTTTTTTGAGTCCAATCAAAATTATCAGTCCCTGATTGTAACCAATCTCCAAAATTAGAAGAAAAATTAGTACTATGAGGAAAGCTTGTTATTTGTGTAAAAGAGTAATTACTTATTAAAGAAAGTATAAGTAATGTTAAAAGTGTTTTTAATATTTTCATAGTATTTAGTTTTGGTATGTTAATAAATATGGAATAATATACTAATAAGGGATAAAATTGCAAAGGAGATTTTAAAATGATGGATAAAACGTAATAATTCTTGGATGAATCTACTTCTTTCCTAATTCATCTAAAATTTTTCTATACTCTACTTTTTCAAGTTTACTAAGAGATTGATACCAATCTTTAAACTCTCCACCTTTTATTTCAAATAATTCTTTTTTTATATCTCTCATTTGATTTTCTTTTAAATTATTATATAGTTCAATAACATCTACCTCAATATAATCTCCATTATCTAAAAATAACTCAGTAACTTGATTATCTCTATTATCATAATCAACTACTCTTAATTTTTTTCTATTCATTATATATAATTTTTACCTAAATCAACTATTACTTCTTTAGCTTCATTAAGTGTTATATCAAAAAATTCTCTATTTTGATTTACCCTGCAATATTCTAATTTACGATGAACTTCATGTTCTAAAGCCTCACCATTAAAACATTGAAACGCAAATTCAACTTTATAAGGAAGAGCAACACCTGTAGATGTAGAAATTTGTTTAGCTCTAACCTCCGGTTCATTTTTAGTATATCCTATTTTGTAATGACTATGGGATGGGTTTGATAAAACATATACCCATTGATCTGCTTTCCCTCTATTTTTATAAATATCTTTTCTTCTACTAGTATAGTAAGTTACTTTATCCCACCCATCTTTATCTTTTATAACTGAGTAAAATCTAATAGGAGCATCTGTATAATCATCATCTATACTAAAATGCTTTTTTGTTTCTTCCAAACTTATTCTTTTCATAACTATCTTATTTTTTGTGATTTACTTCTTCTCTCATTTAACAAATCTGATTCTACTATATTTCCTTTATTTGTCATTTTAACTATTTTATTAGTACCAAACGCATATAAAGGCCCATCATAATCAGTGGTTTTAAATGGTATACCAACTATTTCTTTATGTTTAGTCACAACTTGTTGAGTTATACGTCTTTTACCATTAAATGACCTAAAATCTAAACATGTAACCCTAAACCATTTTTTTAATTTAGGTAAAAATACTTCAAGGTTAGCTGATGTATTAAATGGATATTCTAATTTCTCAGTATTTCCTGTTTTTTCACTCATATAATAATTATTTTAATATGATCTTCAATAATTTCTTTAGGTGCAGGATTATTATGTCCATGATAAGTTACACCACCCTCAGTATTAAAAACTGATTCAATAAAAACATTAATAGTATCTCCAACCATTTCATTATCTAACATAACATTTTGGGTTGGGTGGTAATTATATCTTGAATGTGTTCCTATAACGGTTTCAGCATATGGACATTCAATACAAAAATATTTAGGTAATTGATAACCTACAATATTGTGGGGTGGGTGAAGATCAATTAAATCTTCCATTGTATAAACATGAGGACCTATTGAAATTGGAGTGGTTAAACTTTGATTATTAAACCAACCAAGATAAGAATACATAGGTGTTTGAAAACTTAAAGTATCAAATACAACCCAATAATCTGAATCGAAATTTGCTTCAACTAAAGGTACTCCATTGTTAACATACTCATCATTTAGTTCTGTTAAAGAACCTTTAATTTGAAAATAATTTAAACCATCCCATTGTATTTCATAATAACCATTAGAATTAGGAAAAATAGGTAAACCTTTATAAACAATTTCATAATTAGTATCACAATTTCCATTACATAGTGAGGGATAAATAGTATCTTGTTGTTTAGTACAAGAAGGAGCTATTATTAAAGCAAAAATAATTGCTAAAATAACCAAAATAATTTTATTCGAACGTTTCATAACCTTAATTTTTTAATTCTTACGTTATAAATATAATAAAGAAAAATCCAAAAGCCAAGCGAACATTCAAAAAGGTGCTTCTCTTTACATAACTCAATATAGAGATACGTATATACAGCGATTATTTGCATACCTTGGTGTAGATTCCATTGTTTTAAACCTAGGTAAATCAAATGGGTAGGAAGCATAATTTAGAATGCACCGTTATGATATTGGTAGCGCTGTAAATCAACTAAAAACACTTGAGTTAGATACATAGGTTATGCTGAATATATAATAGGGGATGGGATGAAGCTTGGCTCTGCTTATAAAACCTACCACCTTGGTACCTACGTTACTTGTTTTTTTAATTTATTGTTTTGGGAGACATGGTGTGATACATCCAAGGGTCTTCACCGTGGTGATACCTGAAACATTTATTGTTTTCCGGTTAAATTTTTAATTTCTTTAAATAGTCTCCACATGCCATAAGTTAGGCATATTATTTGAATCTCCATTATGACATCTACATCCATACTGATACATAGTATATACTTTGTTCGATGCAAAGAGATTTATTAAAAGAAGGGATTTGATATCTTTAGATTTTGTATCAATTGGCTATAATAGGAAACGTGGTATATATTTGTATATACAACATCGATGTGAAAGGATTAATTTCGAACTAAAAATACATTTACTTTCTTTCACGGTATAGCCTAGTATCGATGGATATCAGCATACGTGGGTATTATGTATTTAATATCGCATACGTACGTACACACAACATTATATTGTCTATATAACAATTGCACAATATGATTGTAACAAGGTACTACTAATTAGCTCCTATGGTTACAACTAAGTACTATATTTGGTGATGCGCAGGTATTAATAATTTAGCCATACCGTTAGCTAATTTATTCATTGCATTAATATACTCCTCTAAATTATATATGTTATTAGGACCCGTAGGTACGTATCGGTCCTTTAATACGCGTTTAAGTAAATATGGTAATTGTGTATAATAACCAACTGTTGATTGACTATCCGCGTCAACTAACATGTAGCAGTGATTTGATTCATCAACATGCACTTCATACCCACCTAA